CACGGCATTATATGGACAGAATTAACAGAAGAACAATTCGAGAAAGAATGGGGGTACGGCTGGATATTCTTCGGATACGAAGTGAATGAAAGAACAATAAACTACATCATAAAATACATAACGAAAAGAGACGAAGACAACCCCGAATTCAACGGAAAGATATTCACTTCAAAAAAGATCGGAATAGGCTATATAAACAAAAACACACTCAGAAGGCACAAGTATCAAGACAGATTCACAGAAGAAACGTATAGAACGGAATCCGGAATAAAAGCCGCATTACCAACATATTACAAACAAAAAATATGGACGGATCAAGAACGCGAAGCCCTCCGAATCATAAAGGAGGAGAAGCAGATAAAGTACTACAACAAAACTCCTATCAAAGTAGAAACAATTGAGCAGTATAAAGAGTATGTAAACGCAGTAAAATACTGGCAATCAATCAAAAAGTATGACGGAAAGAGAAAAAAATGAGATATGCAAAGGATATGCAGACTTGATCATAAAAAAAGAACAACTAATTCGTGAAGTATGGAAAACAGAATTTGGAATCAGGAATCTGGAAGACGTATTAAAACGAAACAAAATACTGATACCCACCCCACCGGAGGAGCCATCGGAGACAGATCAGACAACCTAGTAAAGCTGATCGGCGCCGACAGAGTGTCCCAACGAAACTTCAAATACGAAGGAACATACTACGTAACAGAAGATGGAGAGCTATATGACAATGAATATATGAACACTCACAATCCAATAAGAACCGGCGTTAATTTCTACGAGGTGATCGACTGGACATACAACGAAAGAAAAGAAATGTACGAACCTGTCGTTAGAAGAATAGTAACAATCAAAATCAGATTTGTTGAATACCAATTATCACTAGACCTATGAATGAAAAAGTAAAAAAAATCGTAAAATGGATCGCGGTAATAGCAGCTGCGATCGGCGCGGCAGCTGCCGTGATCATGGAACAAGGATGCACTCACAAGCACTTCCTCAAAGCAAATGGCATCAAAATCGACACGATCGAAGTGTCAACATCAACAAAAATCAAGTGACATGGACAACAAATTCAGAAATCAGCTGCTTGCTGAAAGCAGGAAAAAAGAGGACGAACTCAAAGGCGTAAACCTCGAAATCGAAGAAAGAGAAGTATCAAAGAACGGCCCGTTCGTACTGATTCGCAACAAAAACAACAAATGGGTAATCACAACGTGCGGTGCACTCGTAAACGGAAAGGAATTCGACACTAAAGAGGATGCCGAAAAACATCTAGCTAAAAAGACGTGGGATGACATCTTAACCGCAGCGCTTATATTCATCTCACACGTAAACAATCAAATGACAAACACTCAAAAAGAATAAGCCATGAAGAAGACACTAGGAGGAGACAGGCTCCGGAGCGAAAGCAAAATGGAGGTATATCTGCCTAATTTCGGCAGGTCGTCGCACAACATAGGAAAAATAATCCGAACATCTCAGGCATGCGGCACGATCGTGCCATATTGGTGCCAAATAGGTTTGGACGGGACAACGTTCTACATCGACATCACAACAAAAGTAAAGACGCTGCCAACAACCGGACCTGTATTCGGAAGCTTCAAACATCAGATCGATGTATTCGTAATTCCGATCAGACTCTACATAGCGGCATTGCATAACAATGCTTTGGGAGTGGGGTTAAACATGAGTAAGGTATTACTGCCGCAATTCGAAGTTTACTCTGCTAACACATCAATCTATGAAGATGATACCAACAGGGGGCAAGTTAATCCAAGCTCGTTACTGTCATACCTGGGAATAAAAGGATTCGGGTACACCGACGTTAATCAATACCTCCGAAGATTCCCTGCAATATTCAACCTGGCATACTGGGATATATTCAAAAACTATTACGCCAACAAACAGGAAGAAAACGCATACGTAATCACAGGAGTGGACCATATTTGGAAAACAATCCAGATAGGAGACGGGTACAATTGGTCCGCAACATGGAATAGCAACTCAGCTACAACGTACCCAGTCACTCCAACGGATAGCAAACCACAGTACATCAGGCTGGAGTTCGAGGAGAACATCTCACCCGAAGAAGTTAATCAAATACAATTCCTGACAAACAATCCAAACTTACCAACAGTAGAAAGCAACAGCATAACAAAACTCGGGGACTCTTTTGTATTTGAACGGACAGATCCGAATGCGCCGGGAATCAGGGAACCGGAGAACCCGAAAAAGGCGACCAATATTTACATGTACAAAATCAAAAAGAACATCAAGTTTGCATACAAAATAAGTCTGTCCGGAAAAAACCTGATAACAATGCCGGACAACCAAAAAATCAAATTAACACCGTTTCCATTAAAAAACATCGACGATGAACGAACCAAAATCTTAGCAGCACCCAGCACCTCGACATACATAGTAAGCGATAAAACCATGCCATACGGAGCTGCTACAGGACCCATGGACCTACCAAACTACAATCGCACAAAAACATATACCAGCTCATCGGCGTGGTTCTCACAAGCGGGATTAGCAGTAAAAACATACCTTAGCGACAGATTCAACAACTGGCTGAACACCGAATGGATCGACGGAACAACAGGGGGAATTAATGCGATTACAGCGGTAGATGTAACCGATGGAAAGCTCACTATGGATGCTCTGATCCTTCAGAAGAAAATATTCAATATGCTAAACCGCGTCGCGATCACAGACGGTACTTACCAAGCATGGAGAGAAGCGACATACGGAATCAGAAGCGCAACGCTGCCTGAATCTCCTATATTCTGCGGCGGAATGCAGAGCGAAATCGCATTTGACGAAATCGTATCGAACTCAGCAACAGACGAAGAACCACTGGGAACACTTGCCGGACGAGGAGTTGCAACCATGTACAAATCCGGAAGGGGATTAAAAATCAAATGCACGGAACCCAGCATGATTATGGCTCTGGGATCAATTACACCTCGAGTTGATTACAGCCAGGGAAACAAATGGTGGACAAGATTGCAAAACATGGATGACTTCCATAAACCAACACTGGACGCAATTGGATTTCAAGAACTTGTCACAGATGAATTGGCAGCATGGAATACAGAACTTGATGGAAACTACCAATGTATTTACTCATCACTAGGAAAACAACCATCATGGATCGAATACACAACAGACGTAAACGAAACATACGGCGAATTTGCCGCAGGAATGCCGTTAGCATTTATGTGCTTAAACAGAGTATACGAAGAAAACTCGGACCACACAATTGGTAACGCATCAACCTACATTGATCCTACGATATACAACAGCATATTCGCAGAATCGAGACTAAGCTCGCAAAACTTCTGGGTACAAGTAGCATTCGATGTAACAGCACGCCGAGTAATGTCAGCAAAACAAATTCCAAATTTATAACACCATGAAAACAGCAACAAATAGAAAAGGGTGGATCAACGATCCGAACCTCGCATACCTAGCAGAACCAAGAGAGGTAAAACTAAGGAAGATAATCAGTGGAGAAGCCAACAACATGGAGGATGGGGTGTTTCCAACAATCTACACGGAAAAAAAGGATGGAGTACGACCCGAATTCGACATAAGAACAGATCGATTCGAAGTAGCGATAGAGGCGATAGACAAGATTAATCAAAGCGCAGCAAGCCAAATTGCAAAAAGCAGCGGTGAAACCGAAGCCGTGAAAGATTTCGGGACAGGAGTAAAAACCGATCCCGAAAAGAGCTAAAGCAGTCGTATAAAGCTCTACCAAAACTCAAAGAGGGGGATAATTCCGCCCCCCTCTTTTAACCCTCATAAATATGTGTGGTACAGGGCGGTAGACGTTTATACATATATAACAAGAACATAGTGTGCAAATTCTTTTTAAAAAAAGAACGAAAAATGAACTTCAAAAAACTACTGGAATTACTCGAGAAAGGAGAAGACTTTATGGACCCTCTCTCGGGGATCATTGGCAGCGCATCAGGAATCCTCAGTATGCTAGGCGTAGGCAGAAAGAGAAAGATAAGAGATCAGAAAGAGATGGTAGAAAACGCAGCTAAAATAAATTACAAATACGGAGAAATGGCGGCGGAGAATGCATTCGAAAGACAGCAGGTATTATACAACAGAACCTACCAAGACCAAAGCTACGCTAACAAAGTCGCACAAATGGATGCAGCAGGATTGTCTCCAGGCCTAATGTATGGCGGAGGTGGAGCCAGCGGTGGGGGGGCAGGATCGACGACAGGCGCCCCCATGGGGGCAACGGGTGCTGCCGGAGCAGGATCAGCGGCCGATCCTAATATGCAGCTGCAAGCATTAATGTCACTACGACAGGCGCGGATGAGCGAGCGAAAGAACGAAGCAGAAATTAACCTGCTTAATACTCAAGCAGATGCACTCAAGGCAGAAGCAGGTAAAAACAAAGAGGAAACCCAATCAATAACCGATAAAAGGCTATGGGAGGTAAAGCAGGAAATGTTTAAAGGATGGAAAGGCTTCATTGACACAGCTAACCAGCTATGGGATCAGATGGTAAAATGGCAGCCTACAGAGAAAACGACAATCGAAGGCAAGGAAATCGAAATACCGAAGTACTTCGAGATAGAAGATGACAAATTCGGCAAAATCGTATTCGGAGAGGAATCATTTCAGGGCGGCATGATGGCAGCTGAAAAACAGATCCTCGAAGGAACGGCAGCGATCAAAACTCTAGAGAGCATATACGCAGACCAGAAACTATCAGCAGAGATCAAAAAGATAAACGCGGATGCATGCAGCGGGATGGCTCAGGCAGCATACTATTATGCAGCAGGCGAGACTCAGAAAGCAGAAGCAAAGATGCTCGAAGTAAAAAAGAGAACCGAAGAGGCAACCGCAGAACTGCGAGAACTTCAATACTGGACCGAGATAGCAAACACGATCTTCAAACTAGCACAAGTAGTGGGAAATCTAACGATCGGAGGAAAAACAGGAAAACTGATCAGAGAATACACGGAAAAAAGGATGAGCGAAACACCCCCCAAGAACTCAACAACAGTAACACAGCATTTCGATCCGGAAATGCAATTCAAAGGAGTAGATAAAACCGTAACAACAAAATGGTAAGAGAAAAATGATTTTAAGAGGGAAAATTTCAAATAAAAACAATGTGCCTATATCCAAGTATCATCGAAAATCCAAAATACGCCAAATCGAATGAAAAGCGCAAAGGAATAAGGGATCACCGTCTAAGATGGATTCAAATACCATGCGGGTACTGCGAAGAATGCAGGCGCGCAAAAGCAAATGAATGGAGGGTGAGATTAATGGAAGAAATAAAATCAAATCCAAAAAACATTATATTTGCGACACTGACATTCTCCGAAGAGAGCCTAAAAAAGCTGGAATATGACGAAAAAGAACCAAACAAAGCACCTCAAAAAGCAATCAGTCTATTTAGGAAACGATGGTGGAAAAAATACAAGGCGCCACTAAAGCACTGGCTGATCACAGAGCTAGGACATGATAACACCAAAAGAATACATCTGCACGGCATTATATGGACAGAATTAACAGAAGAACAATTCGAGAAAGAATGGGGG